AGTATGGATACATTGATAATAATCCATATTTTAAGTTTGTCAGAGCAATAGAAAAAGCACACGGTATTGGAGTAGAAAATGAATAAAGAACAAGCACTCCGCACCATAAAACTGCTGTCAGCATTAGAGGCTTATGCTTTTATGATTGAAAAGTTTATGCCAGATTATCTGCACGACGAGCTTACAACAATTGTGGGTGATTTGGAAAGTATCGTGCTTGATAAGCCAATTGAAACCGATTTTTTAACAGCGAGTAAATACAGCGGAGCTGAATACACAAATCCGCACAAACACAATAATGGCTTATTTTAGAAAAATGTTGAATTAAAAGTACATAAAAATGAATAACTTATACGTTAAACAAATTGCATCAAAAGATTCACACTATTTTATTTTAAATTGTCATTATGCAAAAAGATTACCTAGTATTTCATTTGCGTATGGATTATTTGAAAATGACGTTTTGATTGGAATATGTACTTTTGGATCACCAGCTTCTGCGCCTTTGTGCGTAGGTTTGATGGGTGCGGAAAACAGAAATTTAGTTATTGAATTAAACAGATTATTTCTTGTGCATAATAGGAAAAATGAAGCATCTTTTTTTGTATCTAAATGTTTAGCATTGCTTCCTAAACCAAGAGCAGTTGTGAGTTATTCTGACCATGCACAAGAGCATCAAGGTATTGTTTATCAAGCCTGTAATTTTTTATTTACAGGTACAACTAAACCACGAACCGATATGAAAGCCAAAGATGGAAAACATCCTAGGCATCATTTAGGGGATAGAACTCAACGTGTATATCGTAGTGCAAAAAATAGATATGTGTATTTATGCGGTAATAAACGTGATAAAAAAACTATGTTGCAAAATTTAAAATATAAAATTTTACCTTATCCAAATAAAGAGGATGTTAAAAATGAAAATTGAAATTAAGAAGCTAGACCAAAAAGTGATACTACCTGCTTATGAAACAGCAGGCGCAGCGGCTGTGGATTTACGCGCTAACATCAATAAGGCAATCAAGCTGGACTTAGGTGAAACGGCATTAATTCCTACAGGAATTGCCATCAACATCAATGACGATAATGTCGCAGCGGTAATCTTACCTCGTAGTGGTCTTGGGCATAATCATGGTATCAAACTCGGCAATAGTGTTGGTTTAATCGACAGTGATTTTACGGGAGAACTTAAAGTGTCAGTAAAGAATACAGGCACTGGTGTGTACAAGATTAATCCACAAGATCGCATTGCTCAAATGAAGTTTATCCCTATTGTGCGAGCAGAGTTTGTAGAGGTAGAGGAGTTCAGTACAGTGACTGAACGTGGTGCAGGTGGCTTCGGGAGTACGGGGGTATAACATGAGCTTATTAACAGAAGAACAGATTGCCGAACTTGCTTGTATTGCTAGTAACCAATCGACAAGTAAAGATTTGTACGAGGAGTTTCACGATTGGAACAAAAAGCAAACAGGTGTGCAAGTTAATGTAGATTGGGATAAATATACTAAAAACTCACCACATGCAGCGCTTAGACTTCATTTTACCATAGTAAAAGATGGTTTGGAATTATGGTCAGACTGCAAAAAAACGATTTTAATAGATAGACCAACACCAGTCATCAAATCACACCCTCACGCATACATCATGATGGAATATGCTGAAGTTGCGCAACGTAGAACTGACCCTTGGATGGAGTTTGAGTATGAAAATCGTGGTCAGTGGAAGCGTTTAAATGATCACCCAATGTGGGGACATAATATAGAATACCGCCACATCGGAGAAACAAAATGATTGCAACAACAGCTTATATTTTAATTATTGCTGTAACCACGCACGGTGAGCTTACACAATCAACAATCGAATTTGCAGACAAGGCATCATGCGAATCAGCGGCAGTTAGACAGGATTTTGCATTTAAAAATTTGCAATTTGCAGGTAGATGGAATCTAACCTGTCACCCTTATCAACTCAGCGGAGAGAAGAAATGAAAATACATTTAGGTTTTGAGGAAAGACATGATTTTATGTATTTGTTAATTGGCAATAATGGTTATGGGAGAGATGGTGATGAAATGGAAGTACCAGACGAATTGATTGAAAGGTATAAGCGCATAGAACCCGAATTTGAAAAGATACAAAAAGAACTTGGGGAAGTATGGGGGGTATATTATGCAGAAAAACGAGAAAAACTTTTAACAAGATTGAAAAATGAAGGTAAGATATGAAAGTAACCCTAGTGCAAAGCACACCCAATCCCGAAGAACACATCGGATTACTTGCAGGAATATGCTACGGTAAGACAGGTGAACAATCACCAGAGCAGTGCATTAAGAGAGCATATCACTGCGTGACTAAAGGGCATCTATCTACACTACGCTTTGCTCATGCGACATTCTTAGTTGAAGACATTAGCCGTATCTGTAGTCACCAGTTTGTTCGCAGTAAGCATTTGGATTTCCTGCAACGTAGCCAGAGGTATTGCAATGAAGGTGAAGTAACAATGGTTATGCCAGAAGGTATTAAGTTCAATGCAGTAAGACGTCATTTAATTGAAGCGAGAGATTTATACATACAGTTAATTGCCGAAGGCGTAAAGAAAGAAGATGCACGGTTCATTCTTCCACAAGGCACGACAACAGAATTACTGGTAGTCGGTAACTTCCAAGCGTGGTATGACTTTATTAAACTGCGCAGTGGTAAAGAGGTGCAGTGGGAGATACGCGCAGTAGCGCATGAGATTAACCGTCAACTGCATGGGATTGCGCCAAACGTATTTGTGGAGCTTGATTAATGTCTGAGCAATTAAAAGAATGTTGTTATTGTCGCAAGAACCTACCTATCGATGCGTATTACATAAAAAGCACAAGACGATTATCATCAGATTGTAAAGCCTGTCATCGATCAAAAGCCGCACTTAGACAGCGATTAACACAAAAAGTAAAACTTGAATCACGGCAACTTGATTTTGCTCTTTACCGTGAGTTTATAACAAGGCACTTAATTGTTCCAAAGCAATGGGAATTAACACTATGTCATTAGAAAAAGTTATTTTTGAAATTATGCGCTATAACGAGTTTTGGACAGTGACTGAAATTCATGATCGTGCAATAGTGACTCAGCCGTTTATTAAACGACCCGATGTGTTTGCAGCTATGCACGAAATGGTTGCCAATAATATACTCATTAAAGAGCCTAATGGTAAAGACAGTTTCTATCGTTTGAAAAATTACGATCCGGCAGATAAGCATCAAAAAGAAACTGAAATGCAAGTAAAAATAGAAACGGATATTCCTGCCGAGTTTAACCGACACGATGAAGCATTGCGCCAAATTGAGCTGAGAAAAGAAGATAAACAAAAAGCTGATGCTCACTATCAATTCAGCTATAAAGGTCATAAAATAGACCCTTATCGCATCTTTAGAATTTATAATATTGTAGCACCAGAGCAACAACACGCCATCAAGAAATTACTTCGAGCCGGTAAGTCAGTTAAGACGCTCGACCAAGATATCGATGAAGTTATCCTCACGCTACAGCGCTGGAAAGAGATTTTAAAAGAAGATGTTAAACTGAACTGACCATGATTACATGGTCTGATTTGACACTACCGCCCATAAACTTATGGAATTTACCAAGACAAATTAAGATGGCTACAGAAGAAGGAAATACCGACCTTGCAACGCAACATGAAGAAATGATGCGTAACAAGGCGATAACTATTATAAGATCAAAAGCATCGGCTATTGATACCAGCAACCCTACAGGGTTATGCTGGACGTGTGGTGACTATATTGGTCATGGGCGTAGATGGTGTGATGCAGATTGTCGAGATAACGTAAATGAAACCTAAACTAAAAAAAGTAGGATTATTTTGGGTATGTTATACCGAGTGGGAAGATACGGTAACTTGTACAGGTAAGTCACCAGAACAAGCGTATTATAGGTGGTTAACCAAGAATCAATTGAAATTAGAAGAAAGCCGCTGAGTAAGCGGCTTTTTAATTATTTGCTTAAAAACAATTCTGCTTCAGCGTTGCGTCGTCGTGTAAGACCGGTAAGCGGTTTACCCCCTGCTTTATCCCATCGTAAAAATTGCTTTGCAATCTCAGCTTTACTGTCACCGGCTTTGAGCATTTTAACAAGCGTTGAACTGGCTAAATTACCTGCTCCGATATTGTAGGTGAGTGATACGAGCGCATCAAATTCATTTTGAGTTAAATCAACCTTAATAGCGTTTACTGCGTGTTCATATGACGTTAATGTTTTAGATAATAGTAATAACGCGGCTTCTTCATTTGCTAAAGTCTGACCTTGTTTAACTGCGCTCCCATCAGAATATCGCGTTGAGCCAATACCAATAGTCCATACACCCGCAGGGCATTTATAAGCAGTCAGTTTACACCCTTCAAATTCTTTAATTAAACGTAAACCTTTGTTTCCAATGTTCATTTCTTTGCTCTCATAGAAAGTACCGTAATTAATTTTTGTGTTAAGCGGATCATATCGTTATCGAGCAAACGTATTTGATCAATAAGCTCAATTAACGCATCTGTTGTTTCGGTGAGTATTGGTTTAACAATCGTTGTTACCCATATCCATACAAAATAGACAATATACCCCATGCTACTAGATGCAATAATTGGAAAACCGTACTGGTTGATATATTTAGCTAATGCGTCAACATCCATTAGTCAATTCTCTTTTCTTGGGGATTATTAAAACGTGCCACTTTTTCTTTTTCAATTGGCATATCAAGCGTTTCTGTCATCAATACATCTATTTTTACAATATCCTCTGACATAGCAGTGACACGTTTATCGAGTTGCTTGATGATACCGATAAGGCTTTTAATCTTTTCAAGTACGCTATCAAGCAAAAATTTAATCGTCAGAAATACAAAGTACATACCAACAGACGCAGCGGCAATGGGGAAACCTACATCCGTTGCGAACTGTAGGAATTCCATTACTTACTTGTCCACCAAGCAATAAACGAAAACAATGCGCCAATGGTGAAGACAATGCCGCCAATAAATCCTTTATAGCGTGTTTGCTCATTCTTCATTTCTTCAAGAGTAGCAATTATGGCGTCGAGTTTTTTACCCCGATCTTCAAATATTTCTTCGAGGTTTTCAATTCGTTGCTCTACTTTAGCAAGGCGGCAGGCTTCATCCGGCATGACTTTATCCTATAATTTTAGTCATTGACGCTTGCGAAATAGAACCAGCATCAACTAAGAATTGCAATACTTCACTAGCAGGTTCAACTTCAAGCGGTTGCGCAAACTCAATCTTTGCCGTGACGATTTCGGGCGTTTTGTTATTGTCCCATTTAGCCTTTTCTGCAAAGGTTAAGTTCTTGCGCACGTCATCAAGTGAAATAGTACGAGGTGGCAAAGGCGGTTCGGGTAGAGGTTCTGGTTTGACCAATTTGCCGTTTACCCAGCCATCACCATTTGCAGCATCGACAGGAACTTCGGTATCATAAAATACTGCTATGTCTGGGTGATATATTTCAAGCGGGTCGCCCTGCGCAATATCTATTATTTTTTTGTTCTCAATCCATGCTTTCATCTAATAACCCTCCGTCCAAGCTAAAATAACTGCACCTGCGCCACCTAAACCAACACCTCCACCAGTGCCACCACTACCTCCTCCACCACCTACGCCTCCATTTGTAGTGCTTACTCCAAGTGATATAAAACC